GAACTGGCTAAGAAATACATAGAAAAGGGATATAGCACATTGGAAGCAATTAAATTAGCTGAAAAGGAATTGGAGGAAGATTATGAATAAAAATTTAAACAATAAAGAAATAAGCACTTTAATATCTTTAATGAAAGAAGAACTTTTAAAAATTGGGATATCATTATGTAACGATGAAGATGTTGATTTAGAAGATGCAAATAAAAAAATAGAATTTTTTAATAAAATATTAGATAAATTAGGAGTGCCAAAAGAAATATCAGATAATAATGAAAAAGCATGTGAAAGATGTGGAATAACAGAAGGTAAAAAAGGTTACCCAATTAGCGTTAAATATTATAAATATGCAAAACAAACATTATGTGACTGCTGTATAGATATATTTAACGGAAATTCATGGGGATATAACAGATTAAAGGAATTATTTGGAGATGAACAAGCTAAGAAAATGCTAACAGCAGGATTTAAAGAAGTACCATTCGGATTTAAAATCAATACAGGACTTCCATTATTTTTAGGAGAGGAGGAAAATAATTTAAAAAACATAACAGAAGTAGCTAACGAATTAAATAGCGAATTAGAATAAAACGAGGTGTAAAAAATATGTCATTAAGAACAATGCTAGAAGATAATGGATACATATATCTATCAAAAGAATACAAAGAAGTTGAAAAAGATTTTAGAAAAATGAGCAACTGGATTGTTCAAATGCGTAATGGAATAAAACCGTGCAATGATATGTATGTAATTAAGATACTAAATATTTTAGAAAATCATAATAATATAAAAGGTGATTACGGCAATAATGATTTACATGATATAAAAACTTTTCTAAAAAAAGCAGTTTGTATTTTTAATGCAAAATTTATAATAAGACAACTAGGGTATAACTTTGAATTTAATCCTAAAAAATACGGAAATGACAAAAAAGAATTAAAACAACATATTGAATTGCTTAAAGAGATAAAATACAAATAATTGACATAAAAAAAGGAATGCTTTCACATTCCGACAAATTCCTTAATAATATTATAACAGGAGTGTGGGAGCATGGCAACATTAAACGTAAGTGAACAAGCAAAAGAATTAGCTAAGGAAGTAGTATTTGAAATAAAAAAACAACAAAAAGATAAAAGATTACACAATACTAAACTATTAATGAAAAACTACGACAAACTAAAAAATCATATAGAAAAAGTTAATAGCGATGGTTTCAAAGGATATTTTGGAGAAGAATTACAAGATGCACTAGAAGAAAATGATATATTTCTTAACAGTGTACTTAGAACAAAAGCAAGAACAGCACAAATGGTTTCTTGTATAGATATATCATTAGAAATATTAGCTGATGAATACGAAGAAAACGGAACTTATTACATATACGATGCTTTTCATATGTATTACATAGAAAAAATTACATATGAAGAAATAGCTGAAAGACTTAATACAGGCAAGAACACTCCAGCAAGATGGGCAAAAGAGGTACTAAATAAGTTAAATATCTTATTATGGGGAGTTGAAGCATTGGGGATTTAATAGGGAATACATGGGGTTTTCGTGGGGGTTTAGCAGTAATATAATGATAGTATAGAGAAAGTATAATTTAAGGTTATTTCTTTACGAACTCTTATTGAATGTCAGATAGCCTGGTAACCTATTTGACTAGTATAATTGCTACAGTTTAAAACATTGGTTTTTTCTTGGCACAGACTTGTGCCCTCCTTTAAGGTTATGAATAGCTGGGAGTAAAATCCCAGCAACATGCAAGTAATGGAAATCACGCCCCCGTGTGATACAGGTTCGAATCCTGCGACTTGCAATAATGCAACTACTATCATGTAGCATAAATTAATCGTTATTTAACTCATACTCAATGTTTTATTAGTTTTAAGTGCAAAAGAGCCCTTCATGGGCTCTTTTATTTTGTGAGAAAAGAGTGATCTAATGAGTAAGAAAGTGTATGAAAGAAAAGGATACATAATATTAGCAGTAAGAAAAGGATATATTGTATATAATACAGAGAAACCATTCAATGATGGACATTCGCATATTTATGGATTTAACATGGCTAAGACTGTAGTAGATAATTGCATACGAAAAAAGATACCTAAAACAAGAAACTTATATCTTCTTACTAGTCATGTTAGAGTAAGCAATGATGAAAAGTATATCAGACGAATAAAAGAATTAATAGAAACTAGAAAAAATAAAGATTCAAATAAATACAGAAATAGAAGTAAATAAATTAGAAAATAATGAGGTGGTGATGCATGGCAAGAGCTAGAAGTCCAAGCAGAGATAAAGCTCTCGAGATATATAAACAACATAACGGAAATATAACCAATAGAGAGATTGCTAATATACTAAATGAAGATGAAAAAGTAATAGCAGTTTGGAAAAGCAGAGATAAATGGAGCAAAGTTGTACAACAATCAGAACAAAGTTGTACAACAAATAAAATAGATACAAAAAAAACTAGAAAAGCTACTAAACAAGCCGATTGTGGTGATTCAAATAAATTAAATGAAAAAAGTTCCAAAACCAACTCAACCTCATTAGGTGGAGCGCCTATAGGAAATAAAAATGCCATTGGGAATATTGGTGGCCCTGGTGGCCCTATAGGAAATAAAAAAGCTGAAACTCATGGATTTTTTTCGAAATATCTACCAGATGACACCTTGGAAATAATAGAAGAAATACAAGGGAAAAATCCGCTAGATATTCTATTAGAACAAATAACTATTCAATATGCTGCTATAATAAGAGCTCAAAAAATCATGTATGTAAAAGATAAAAATGAAATGATTAAAGAGATTAAAAAGCATAAAGACACAGAGTTTGGAGAAGAAATAGAATATGAATTCCAATTTGCATGGGATAGACAAGCAACGTTTTTAAATGCTCAATCTAGAGCGATGTCGGAACTCAGAAGCCTTATAAAACAAGCTTCTGAACTTATAAATAATAAACCAGAGCTAGCAACAGAGGAACAAAAAGCAAGAATAGATAATATAAAAGCAAAAACTGACAAGCTGACTGGTAATAATACAGAGATAGAAGATTTAAGTGAAACGGATAGTGATTTATATGGTGATGATAACTAAGAAAAAAACTATACCATTTAACTTTTCTGATAAACATAAAAATTATATTAGAAACTGTGTAGGAAATACTTTTAATTTTGCAGAGGGAGCAGTAAGAGCAGGTAAAACAGTAGATAACGTTTATGCTTTTGCTCATGAACTAAAAACTACTCCAGACAGAATACATCTTGCTACAGGGTCTACAAGCGCTAATGCAAAACTTAATATTGGCGATGCTAATGGCTTTGGATTGGAATATATATTTAGAGGTCAATGCCATTGGGGAAAATACAAAGGAAATGAATGCCTTTACATAAAAGGACCTTCGACGAAGAATAAACAAAAGGTAGTTATATTCTCAGGAGGTGCATTAGCTAACTCGTTCAAAAAAATAAGAGGTAACTCATACGGCATGTGGATTGCAACAGAAATCAATTTGCATCATGATAATACAATAAAAGAAGCTTATAACAGAACGATTGCTGCTAAAAGAAGAAAGTTTTTTTGGGACCTCAACCCAGATAATCCAAATGCACCTATTTATACGGAATATATTGATAAATACGAGGATTTGAATAAAAAAGGTGAACTTCTAGGTGGTTATAATTATGCACATTTTACAATAGACGATAATATAAATATTACCGAAGAAAGACGAGCAGAAATAAAATCTCAGTATGACAAAACATCTATTTGGTATCAAAGAGATATCTTAGGTAAAAGATGTATTGCTGAAGGACTTATATATAGAAGCTTTGCAAATAATCCAAAACAATATCAATTTAAGTACAATGATTTGAAAGATAAAAATAAACTTTTAAAAGATTTTAAAAATAAATCTGATAGCGATTTGTTTATGAAGATAAATATAGGAGTTGACTTTGGCGGGACTGGTTCGGGACATGCTTTTGTAGCTACTGGTATTACTCCAGGTTTTAGAGAAGTGAAAGCTTTAGCTAGTGAAAGACATTTTGGAGATATAGATCCAATAAAACTAGGAGACTTATTCGTTGATTTTCTAAAGAAAATTATATATAAGTATGGTTTTATTACATGTGTATACTGTGATAGTGCCGAACAAGTATTAATAAGAGGATTAAGAAATTCAGCTAAAAAAGCAAATTTAGGCAATGTAAGAATAACAGATGCATTGAAAAGTTGTATAAATGATAGAATAAAACTCACATGCATGCTATTATCTCAAAATAGATTCTTCTATGAAAAAGATGATTGTGATACTTTAGAAACTGCTCTTAGCAGTGCTATATACGACCCAAAAGAAATAACCGAAGATGTAAGACTTGATGATGGGTCAAGTGATATAGATACACTAGATGCATATGAATATACAATAGAAAGATATACATCAAGATTATTGAATGCATAAGGAGGTTATATTATGTTTTCAAGATTTAAAAATGCAGTAAAGGGGGTGTTAGGAAAATTGTTTGGGACAGATACGTTAAAGAGAGAACTAAATGTAGATATTTCAATATCTAATGAAATGAGAGATGCTATAGAATTATGGCATTACATGTATAAAAATAAAGCACCATGGATAAACGATACAACGCAAAGTATGAATTTAGCTTCTGTAATAGCCGGTGAATTCGCCAGATTAGTTACGCTAGAACTAAAAACATCAATCAAAGGAAATGATTATCTCGATGAACAGTATCAAAGAGTAATTAAGAAAATAAGAAATTATACGGAGTATGCATGTGCTAAAGGTGGATTAGTATTTAAACCTTATATAGATGGGGATAACATAGCTATAGACCTTACACAAGCTAATAACTTCTATCCTACTGATTTTAATAGCAGTGGGGATGTTACTGGGGCAGTGTTTACAGAGTTTAAGCAAACTGGAAATATGATTTATACAAGGCTTGAATATCATAGACTCGAAAAAGATGGATATTATATTTCTAATTTAGCTTTTGAAAAACAAAATTATAGCAATTTAAGTATAGATCTAAATAGTAATATTGATTTAGGAAATAGAATTCCATTATCTCAAGTGGAAGAATGGTCTGACTTAGAAGAAGAAACTTGTATAAAAAATATTGATAAACCTTTATTTTCTTATTTTAAAATACCTATTGCAAACAATATAGATGCTTCATCACCCCTAGGAGTAAGTGTATATAGTAGAGCTGTAGAACAAATAAAAGAAGCAGATAAGCAATATTCTAGAACGTTATGGGAATATGAAGGTTCAGAACTTGCTATAAATGCTGGAATAGAAGCTTTTACAACTGATAAAAAAGGTAGACCTATATTGCCAACAACAAAACAAAGGCTTTATAGAACTTTTGAATTTGATAATTCCAGTGGAAATAAAATGTTAGATACATTTAGTCCAGTAATAAGAGACGAATCTTTGTTTAATGGTTTAAATGAGCTTCTTAGAAAGGTTGAATTCAACTGTGGTTTAGCATATGGAACTCTTAGTAATGTACAAGAAACAGCAAAAACTGCTACAGAAATTATAATGAGTAAACAACGTTCTTATGCTACAGTATCGGACATACAAAAATCTTTAGAATATGCCTTGAAAAACTTAGCCTACGCTATGAATGTATGGGCTTCTTTGATAGGAAAATCAAGTTCTAGTGATTATGAAATGACATTTAATTGGGATGACAGTTTAGTTGTAGATAAAAAAGAAGAACTAGCAAGTATGCAACAAGATGTTTCAGGTGGATTAATTCGCCCAGAACTTTATATTATGAAAAAATATGGAGTTGATGAAAAGACAGCTCAAGAAATGATGCCACAAGCAGAAGATCTAGTGAAACCTTTAGAATATGATGAGGAATAAAAATGTTAACACCTAACTATTTAAAAAAAGTACCAAGAAGAATAGAAAAATTATATCAAGAGCTAGAAGATTTTATAATTGAAGATATTGCAAGAAGAATAAACAAAGCAGCTACAATAACAAGTACTGCTGAATGGCAATATATAAGAGCACAAGAACTAGGAATAGCCGAGGATGTAATAAAGAAAAAGATAGCAAAAATACTTAAAAAGTCAGATAAAGAAATAGAAAGGTTATTTAGAGAAAGTGCTATAAAGTCAATAAACTTTGATAATGCAATATATAAAAATGCTAAGTTAACTCCGATGCATTTACATTCTTCTCCTGAGCTTCAAAGACTATTAGAAGTAGCAATAAAGCAAACTAAAGGGGAGTTTGAGAATATGACTAATTCACTTGGTTTTTGCACTAGAGGTGTTAATGGCAAGGTGAAAAATAGAAAACTCACTAAATTCTATCAAGAAGCTTTGGATTTAGCTCATTTTCAAGTATCAACTGGCGTTTTAGATAAAACAACAGCAACGAGACAAGCAGTAAAAAAGCTATCTGAAAGTGGAGTTAGATGGATTAACTATGAAAGTGGATGGCATAACAGGGTTGATGTAGCAGTAAGGAGAGCTATAAGAACTGGAGTAAATCAAATGGCAGCAAGTATGACAGATTTTCAAATGGACGAAATGGGATGCGAATATGTGGAAGTAAGCGCACACCCTGGAGCTAGACCAAGTCATGAAGAATGGCAAGGTGAAGTATATAAACGTTACGGAAGTGATGAAAATTACGAAAACTTTGAAGATGCGACAGGTTATGGAACAGTAGAAGGATTATTAGGGGCTAATTGTCGACATAGCTATGCACCTTTTATAATGGGAGCTTCTAAAAGAACTTACACAAAAGAAGCTTTGAAAAATATAAATCCATACAAGTCTATGGAATACAATGGAAAAACATATACTTATTACGAAGCTACTCAAAGACAACGACAGATAGAGACAAGAATAAGAGCAACTAAAAGGGAGTTAATTGGATATAGAGCGACAGGGGACAAAGAAGCTTTTACAAATGCTAGCATAAAACTTCAAAGGCAAAAACAAGAATACAGCAATTTTAGTAATGCTGCTAATATAAGCAAAAAAGATAATAGAACACAAGTGCAAGGATTTGATAGAAGTACTAGTCAAAAGTCGGTACATGCAAGTAAAAGGAGAAAATAAATGAATGAACAACAATTTTTAGATTGGTGCAAAGATGAAATTGTAAAGTACGCTAATAATCATTTAGATAAATCAGACAACAAACAAATAACAAAGGATGATGTATTTATGGTTTGGTGCTGTAAAGTCTTACAAAATAATAAAGCATTATTAAGTACAACTTTATTTGACGGAATGTATTATGAATGTACATACAACGGAGATAAAAAAGAAATGTATGTAGATGCTTATAAGAAATGGGAGAATTACAAAGTTGAGCAACTACAATCCGATGAAGATACAGAGGAAACAGAAATAAAATTTAAAATAAATGATAGTGTTAAGGGAGAAATAATAAAAAAGTTTACTAAAGTTATGTAAGGGGGCTATTGATGAAAAAAGTATTTATATCTCAACCAATGAGAGGATGGAAAGATGAAGAAATACTAGCATTTAGAAACATTATAAAAATGAATTTAGAAAAGAGTTTAGATGACGATATAGAAATTATTGATTCGTTTTTACAAGACTATCCTGGAGAAATTAATAAACATATACCAGTTTATTATTTAGGTAAATCAATACAATTACTTTCACAAGCAGATGTTGCATATTTTGGCGGTGATTGGAAAAATGCAAGAGGATGTCAAATAGAATATGCTATATGTAAAAAATATGGAATACCAACAATAGAAGAATGGGATGATATATTAATACATACGGGAGAAAATTTAATATGAAAAAATTATCAAATAGAATATTAGTAAGATTGGGTTTGGCTACAAGTCCAAGCATCTTATTTAATTTAGCAACATATGGTGAGAAATCATCTTTTTATAAAAAATACTATAAGAAATATAAAAAGAAATATGAATGGCTGTAAGGCCTTATTTTTATGCAAAGAAAGGAGAAAAGATGGAGAAGAAATTTCTAGAAGATTTAGGACTAACAGAAGAACAAGTCACAAAAATATTATCTCAGCATACTTCGGAGATAGAAGATGCGAATAAAGAAACTGCAAAATATAAGAAAGAAGCTGAAACATATAAAATAAAATCCGATGGATTTGAAACTCAGCTTAAAGATGTTAATAAAGAAATACAAACTTATAAAGATATGGATATAGAAGGAATTAAAAAAAGTGCTGAAGATTGGAAAATAAAATATGAAACAGATACAAAAGCACTTAATGAAACTATAGCCAAAAAAGATTATGATTATGCAGCTAAAGATTTTATGAATCAATATGATTTTATAGATGCTGATGCAAAGGAAATAGCTACTTTAAAGTTTAAAGCAAAAGAATTTAAACTAGAAGATGGTAAATTCTTAGGCGCTGATGACTTTATGAAGCAATACAAAGAAGAGCATAAAGCTTTGTTTAAAGAAGAACCAAAGCAAGAGCCTGATGCACCTCCAATGCCTCAAATAGTAAAACCTACTGGTGGAAGTGACGGTGGGGAACAACAAAATAAATTCAACTTTTTAAATATGTTCACTCCTGTAAGAAAAGTTGAAAAATAATTAATGAAAGGATGATGAAAAATGGCAACAAATTACGCAAAAGAATATTCTAGAGAACTAGATCAAGTTTTCCCATATCAATTATACTTTGGAGCTTTATATAATACTCCTAATGATTCTAGATATAAATGGATAAATGCGAAAACTATAGAAATACCAGTTATAAGTACAACAGGTAGAAAAGATGCTAATAGAGATACAATATCTGCAGCTGCTAAAAATCATAGCAATGAATGGGAGACAAAAACACTTACTAACGAAAGATATTGGGATACTCTAGTGCATCCAATGGACGTTACTCAAACTAATATGGCGTTAACTATAGCTAATATAACAAAAGTATACAATGAAGAACAAAAATTCCCTGAAATGGATGCTTATTGTATATCAAAAATATACTCAGATTGGACTGCTTTAAGCAAAACAGCTACTGAACTAGCTTTAACAGCAGAAAACGTACTACAACAATTTGATGATATGATGGAAAAAATGGATAACAAGAGAGTACCTAGCATGGGAAGAATCTTATATGTTACTCCAGGAGTAAATAAAATAATTAAAAATGCAAAAGAAATCGTAAGAAATATAAATATAGATGGAAATGGAGCTTCAACTATACAAAGAACAATATCAAGAATAGATGAAGTTGAAATACAAGTTGTTCCAGAAGAACTTATGAAAACTGCTTATGATTTTACAACAGGTTGGAAAGCTGGTACTAGTGCTAAACAAATACAAATGTGTTTAATACATCCATTAGCAGTTATAACACCTGTTTCTTATGAATCAGCATGCTTAGATGAGCCTTGTGCTAAAACTCAAAATAAATATTATTACTATGAAGAATCTTTCGAAGATGTATTCATACTAAATAACAAAGTTGATGCAATTGATTTTGTTATAAATCCAACTTAATGAGGTGATTGGATGATAGTTGTAAAAAAAAATAATAAAGAATTAACTATTTTGGAGTCTCAAAAAGACTCCTATTTAGCCTTAGGATATAATGTTTTAGATACAGAAGGTAATATAGCTGAAGTTGGTAGAGCTACAGAATACGCGGCTTTAAAAGAAGAAAATTCTACATTAAAAGCCGAAGTGGCTAAACAAGCATCTGAGATAGCAAAATTAAAAAGAGAAAATAAAAGGTTAAAATCAACTGAAAAGGAATAAGGAGAATGGTATGGCTGATATAAATTATAACGAGTATAAAGACTTTTCTTTTGGTTCAGTCATACCAGAAGAAAAGTTTGTAACTTATGCTGATTTTGCTATGGAGTATATAAATTACATAACGATGAATAGACTTAAAACGATGAATGAAGCTCCTGTAGAAGCTAGAAAGGCGGTATATGCGGTAATAAATGAAAAGGCAAGAATAGAGAAAGACAAGCAAGATGGAATAATAACATCTGAAAAAGTTGGCGACTATTCTGTTAGTTTCTCAAGGCCTACTGACTCAAGGAGCACAGAAGAAAAAAGATTATATAAAGTAGCTAGAATGTATTTAGCTCATACAGGGTTGTTATATAGAGGTGTTGATTATGATATTTGATAAAAATATAACTCTTTATAATGCTTTTTATGACAGAGATAATGACATTATTAGATATGCTAGGACATATATACAAGGTGTACATATAGAAATATCTAAAGGAATTAAAAGTGATGGGAAAGGCTCTTTAAACAATCAAAATACATGCTCTATTTATATCCCTTTTAATGCTTATTCTGAAGGAAAAGAATATATAAGTCCTACACATTTTGAGCAATTATCTGAAATAGATAGAGATAAATACTTTACTTTTAATAGTGACGATAAAGTTGTAGGCGAAATGGTTGATTTTGAACTTACAGGCGAAACAGAGAATAATATTAAAACATTAGAAAATAATTTTGATGATGTATTTAATATTATTTCTATTGAAAAAAATGATTATGGAAGTAATATTATGAGGCATTGGAAAGTGGGTGCTATGTAAATGGCTACTAAAACACGAATCATATTACAAATGGATCCAGTAGAAGAAATTTTATTAAGACATAAACTTAATAAAGATGGCGAAGCACAACAGTTTTTTACTCAAGAAGTAAGAAAATTTTGTGATGAATATGTACCGTTCGACGAAGGACCTTTAAAAAATACAGCAAGAGTAGGGAAGAATAAAATCACATACATTCAACCTTATTCGCATTATCAATATAATGGAATTAGTAAAAACGGAAAGCCTTTTAACTACCAACATGCTCCTAAACGAGGCAAGTATTGGGACAAAAGAATGTGGGCAGATAGAGGCAGAGAAGTAGTAAAATCGGTAGCTGATTTTGTAGGAGGTAGAGCAAAATAATGGCTGATAAAACAATAGTAGAAGGTATACGAGATTTTATAAAAGAATGCCCTTACTTAAATGAATTTCATAAAGGAATAAGCGTAGATTACTTAGGTGAAAAAACATCTAGTTACTCTATAGAAGGCATACCAACACAACCTATTATAAAACGATATATAGATGGTTCAGCAGAAAAGCAATATTTGTTTGTATTTTCTAGTAGAGAAGCTTATGGCAATGATGTATTTCAGAATCTAGAAAATTTAGGTTTCTATGAACATTTTTCTAAATGGATAGAACAACAAAGTATATTAGGTAATCTACCAAATATAGGTGAAGGTAGAGAATCAAGAAGAATTGAATGTTTAACAACAGGATATACAGGCGAAGTAATGGATATGCAAATGGATAAATGTAGATATCAAATACAATGCAGATTAGTTTATTTTGAAAAAAGTTTATTTATTTTATAAAAGAAAGGAAGAGATAATATGGATTCAGTATATAGATATATGGAAGCTGACTATATGGAAGTAGGAGAGGGATATGAATTTATGGGAACTGGATTTACAGCTTTAGATGAAAATCCAAATGCTCAAACAGATGAAAAAACATATATACACGAAAAATCATCTACTACTTCAGTTACAGGATATAAGCCAACATTCCCATTTACTGCTGATATGATAAAATCAGAAAAAGTTGTTATGGATATATGGAGTATAGCAAGAAATCAAAAAACAGGCGCAGATGCAGAAAGGAAATATGTAAAAGTAGATTTATATGACCCTGCAGAAGGGGATAATACTTATAAAGCTAGATTATTTACTGTCAGTGTTCAAGTTGATTCTAAAAAAGGTGAAGGTGGCAACATAAATGAACTGTCAGGTAATTTAAATGCCGTTGGTGGAGTTACAGAAGGAACATTCAATACAACTACAAAAACATTTACAGCGGATGCAACAACACAATCCGCCAATACTAATGCAATGTCTGTAAATACCGATAAAGTAGATGAATAAGGGGATAAAATATGAAAGTTAAAGTAAATGATAGAGAAACTGAATTAGAATTTTGTGTGTATGATCCAGATGTTATGGAAAAATATGAAAATGCTCTTGAAGTAGCTATAGAAGAAACTACTTTTGATGAAGATAGTGACTTAAAATTATCAGAAAAAATAAGGATTCAATGTAAAAGTGTATTTAAATTTTTCAACTCTATATTTGGAGAAGGAACTGATAAAAAAGTTTTTGGAGAAAAAGTAAATCTAAAAGATTGTTTATCAGCATTTCAACAAGTAATAGCTGAAGCTGCAAAGCAAGACGAAGAACTTGCTGATTCTATAGGAAAATATACACCAAATAGAGCACAAAGACGTAAATCCAAAAAATAATTGATATGTATAATATATTAATAGATGAATTACCTACAAAAGTAAAAATATCTAATGAAGAATTTCAAATAAATTCCGATTTCAGAACAGGAATATTGTTTGAACAAATGATATTTGATGTAGACATAAAAGATGATGAAAAAACTCAGCTTGCATTAGCATTGTATTTTGATAATGATTTTAATGCAGGTAAAAAAATAAAAGATCTCCAAGAAGCTGTAGAAAAAATATTATGGTTTTATAAATGTGGTAAAGAAGATGACATAAATTTAACATATGCAAATACCAAGAGAAGAAAAAATAAAATCATATACGATTATGACATAGACCAAGATTTTATATATTCTGCATTTCTTAAAAATTACAATATAGATTTGCAAGACATAGATTATATGCATTGGTGGAAATTTAGAGCTAATTTCAAAGCATTAGATAATTGCATGTTTACTAAAATACTTGAATATAGAAGTATAGATTTAACTAAAATAAAAGATAAAGAGCAAAAGCAATTTTATAAAGAAATGCAAGAGTTATATAGAATCAAGACTAAAATAGCAAAAGAAGAACAAGAAAGAATAAATGCTATAAGTGAAGCACTTGAAAAAGGGCTTGATATTACAAATTTATTATAGAAAATGTAAAACACCTACGAACGTGGGTGTTTTTATTTTTATGTATAGATAGGAGGTGGAGCTTATCAGCGATGGTCAAATTATTATAGATACTGCATTAGATAATACTGGACTCCAGTCAGGAATAAAAGAACTTGACTCTATAGCAAATAAAGGATTAAAAAGTTTAGTGGATAAGTTTTCTTCTCTTTCACCTGCGGCTAAAGCGACAACAGCATCAGTTTCTGCATTGGTGGTAGGTTTTAAAGCGGTACATAAATTAGGTGTAACAGCTTTAACAGAAGTTACAGGAGTTTTAAAAAACATTGGCAGTGTTGCTCTTGATATTGGAGGGCAAATATGGGACTCATTAGCTCAAATAGGCGGAATCCCTACCTCTATAGGAGATATTATAAGTGAATATACTTCTTACAATGCAACTATGAAGGAAGTACAAGCTATATCAGGAGCAACTACAAATGAATTTCAACAGTTACTAGATATAACAGCTAAGTTAGGCCGTGAAACTCAATTCACCGCTACAAATGCAGCAGAAGGGTAAAAGAATTGCCGCCTTAGGACAAAATCGGTAGAAGTCCTAAGATAATTAGAACGGAATTAAGCTGGGAGGCGGGTGTATATTATACCGCAATCAGAACCGAAGGCGACTTTTATAAGTCTAAGCTATATAAAATCATAAATTTTATGATGGAAGTTAGTGATGTTAGTGATAACAGTCAGGGGCAACGCATAGATGATGATACTTACACTTATGATGTAAGAGTATAATTCATCCACGAGGCCGTTCTATGTGCCGATTAGCAATTACATAACAAGGTATGCTGGACTACTCATGAACTGACATGAGGTAATGGGAGTAATGCCCTAGAAATTGAGATAAAAAGCTCAATGATAACAAAATCGTAAAATATATGAGTATGGCTGGTTGGTCTGCTCAAGAATCAATAGCTGGATTACCAAGTGTTCTTCGATTAGCACAAATAGGTAGCGCTGACCTTGGCACAACATCTGATATAGTGACTGATACAATAACTGCAATGGGTATGCAAGCTACAGATTGTGGTGACATGGTTGATATGTTTGCAGCGACTATCACTCGTTCTAACACAAATGTTGAAATGATGGGTGAAACAATGAAATATGTTGCTCCAGTAGCAGGTTCTTTAGGTGTACAATTCGAAGATTTAGCACTTGCTACAGGCCTTTTAGCCAACGTAGGAATTAAAGCAAGTTTGGGAGGCACGAGTTTACGCACAATGTTAACTAATTTATCCGGCCCAACTACTACCGTACAAAAGGCTATGGACAAATATAATATAACACTTAAAGAAAGTGCTGATGGTTCTGTAGACTTAGATGCTACTATGCAAAATTTAAGAAGTAGTTTAGGTAAATTACCTCTTAAAGAGCAGGCAGCTGCAGCTAAAACTTTATTTGGTAAAACTGGTATGGCTGGAGGACTTGCTATTATAAATGCAAGTCAAAAAGATTACGAAAGTCTAAAGCAAAGCATACAGGGTTCTACCGAAAGCATGACTTATTGGAAAAAAGAATGTGAAGACATGGGCTTATCAAGTAAGCAAACCGAAAAAAGATTAGAAAAATTACATTCTGTATTTCAAGAGTCAAAAGATATGGCAGATGCATTAGGAATATCGTCTACGGATTTAACTAAATCAATAACTTTACTTGGAAAAGATGGAAAAGTAACAAGTAACGACATTGAAAGTTTATTTACTGTATTTAACAAGCTGAATAATGCATCGACAAGCCAAGAAAAAATAATGAAAAAATATGGAATTCAAATAGAAAAAAATGATGATAATTCATTAAATTATAGCGCTTCTTTAAAAAATGTAGTAGAAGCTCTTAGGGATAAAACTAAAAACGAAAGAGAAGCAATATTAACACAATTAGGATTAGCTGATTCGATAGATCAAGTAAATGAATTATGTTCGCTTACTCCAGATGAATTTGATAAAACAACAAAAGCTATAGAAGAAACACAGTCAGCAGCTGAAAAAGCTCAAGAAATAATAGATACATCTTTGAAAGGTTCTATAATGAGATTAGGTTCTGCTGCTAGTGGTTTAGGATTATCTATAATGAGTGATTGTGCTCCTGCTTTGAGTGAATTTTGCGATTTATTAGGAGATAGTTTAAATTTATTAGTTAACGGCAACGTAGATGGAGCTGTTAGTAAATTTACAGATGGATTAAAAGAAAAATTTAAAAGTATACCAAGCTTGATGACTAATGCATTTAATGGCATAGAAAGTGCTGTAACTAAACAAGGACCTAAGTTTTTTAGTACAGGAACAAGTCTTATATCTAATATATGCAATGGTATAACAAAGAATCAAGGCACTATAACAAGAACTTTAAGTAGTCTTTTTTCTCAAGGTGCTAAATTTATATCTGACAATGCAAAGAGCATAGGAGATGCAGGACATGCAATAATTCAGTCTTTATCTGATGCGTTTGAGCAAAATAAAGATGAAATAGGAGAAGCTTTGAGTAAAGCTACTGAGGAAGCAGTAAGATTATACATAGAAGGAAAGGTATTCCAAGCTAAAATAAAATTAAGTCTAATACCCGAAATTATAGAAGGTACAGGAGCTGGACTTTGGAAAGCTCTAGGAGGTACAGGTGAAGGAGTATTAAGCCATTTAGGTTTAAATGGAGATGGTACAAGTCTTAAAGATGCTGGTAAAAATAGTGTTGGATTTTGGGATTCTGCATTAGGGCAAGGCATTAGTAGTATGGGAGATTGGATAAAGAATAAACTTTTCCCAGAATCTTATGCTGCTGAAATTGGAGAAAAAGGGACTGAAGCTGGTAAACAATATGCTAAAAACTTAACTGATTCAGCAAAAGAAAATGCATCTGCGGGAGCTGACGAAATAGGCACAGGATTAAGTGATAGTTTAACATCTAAATTAGCTTCTATGGATTCAAGTGAATTACAACAGCTAAAAGATGATTTAAAAATGATAGAAAGCACGATTGCTACTGTATCGAATAGTGCAGCTAATAGTTTTCAATCGTTAAGAAATTCATCAAGAGAAAGCTTTGTCGGTAGTGCTAATATAATTAGGAATCAGATGGTATCTATGAGTAATGTCATTAGAAATCAATCGAGCAATGCAAGAAACTCATTTACCACTCAGATGATATCTATAAGCAAAGTTTCTAGAACCCAATCTACCAATGCAAGAAATGCAGTTACAACACAAATGATAAGTATGAAGAATGTTATAACTACACAAAGTAGAGAAGCTAGAAATAATTTTACAAGACAAATGATAAGCATGAAAAATGTCGCTAGAACTCAAGCGACGCAAATTGGCCAACAAATGGCTAGTGGTGTTACACGAGGCATACAAAGTGGTACTTCAAGAGCAGTTAGTGCTGCAAGAAGCCTTGTTAATCAAGTAAATGCTGAAATGAGAAAAACAGCTAAAATAAATTCACCTTCAAAAGTCACTACAGAGTACGGTGAATTTATGGATGATGGGTTAATTGTTGGTATGGAAAATAAAGCTCAACAAGTATATGCAAAAGCTAGAGAAATATCAACAGAAATGTCTAATAGAATGAAAATTGCTGTTCGAGGTGAAATGACATCCTTTGCTATAAATGCAAGCAATAATAATTCAAGCAATATTATAAATAACACAAATATAAGTTTAAAACTTAATGATGAAGATATAGAAAAAATAGGAAAAGCAACTGCTAAAAATCCTATTTATGTCGAAACAAAAGTTGGCGAAAGCACACTCGCTAAAACAATAGCAAAACCGATAGATGATTATAATAATACAGAATTAAAAAGATTAAATAGATTGGAGGGTATAGAAAATGTTTAAATTTAATGGCATAGATTTAGAACAGTTTGTAAAAGTATTCAGCATAAGTACCAATGTATTTGATAAAATAAATACTTTTACAGATATACCCTCTAGGAATGGAAGGGTTTTACAGGATAGTAAGTATGACTATAAGCAAATAGACATAGGATATGACATAAAAGCAAGCACAGAAGAGGATTTACAAGATGCTATAGATACTATATCAAGTGTATTTGATGTAGACGAAGAAAAAGAATTGATCATAAATGAAAATGGACGAATATACCTAGCTATTCCAAATGGGAAAACTCCAAAAGAGTATATAATGAATGGAATGCGAAGATTTTCAACATCTTTCATATGTACGATACCTTTTTCTTATAATTCTGATGCAAAAATTTTCAATGGAGAAAAAAAGATAACTGTTACAAATGAAGGTAATGCAAGTACTCCAGCGATTATTGAAGTTGATTTTAATAGTAATGCAACTTATTGTCAAATAGATGGTCAAGATGGAAAAGCTGTGCTTATAGGGCAATACCCTAGTTTAACTAATGAAAAAAAAGAAAAAAGTACCACTATTGTTTACGAACCTTGCGAAACTACCGAAAATTTTGTTTCAGTAACAGGTGAAGTTGATGCAAAACGAACTATAACTGGTACTATTCAACCTAATGACGGAGGTTCTAGTTGGTGTATACGAGCATCAGATTATGGTAGTGGGACTGATTGGCATGGACCAGCATTAAGATATAATTTGCCCTCTAATGTTACTGATTTCGAATGCAGTTTATATTTTTATCATGATTCAACGGGAAAACTAGAATATAACGAATTTGGCTCTACAGATACAACTAAAACAACTAGATATAAAGTAACTGCTACAACTGTGAAACTAAAAGAGAAAAGATTATCCAAAAGTAAAACTTTATTAAGTATTAAAAAAGGTGTTTATCTAACTGCAAGTGAAGTTGTAAATGGTTGGATAAAAACTACTTATAGTGAAAAAACTGGTTGGGTTAAAATTTCAACTGGATTAAGTAAAATAACAACTACAACAGCTACATATTACACAAAACAAGCAGCATCTTTAAGGGCGTCAGGAAGCAAAAGTTCTAAACTTTTAGCGACAATACCTAAAGGTACTGCTATTGTTGTATACCCGAAAATTACGGCAAGTAAAGGTAAATGGACTAAAGCGACTTACAAAGGAAAAACGGGTTATGTTTACACGGATTACATTATTGAAGGTGATAAAGTTCAAATTGAAACAGATAGAGAAGTTAACACAGCCGAAGATAAGATTGGTATGGTAGAAGGATATGGATTTGATCAAGCCGGAAATAAGTTGTTTAAAGTTATGCTATGTGATGAAAATGAATACTTTGAGGCAGTCTACCCACTTGTACAAATCGGAAATACAGAGTTTTTAAAAGATAAGGATTTTAGCATACCTGAGCCTAAACCTGTAATAACAGTAAGTGGTTCTGATGATAGTCTGACGGTTACAAAGAAAACCCCTAGAAGCGGTAAATACGGTAACTGGAACGAATTTAAAGGCCATTTTACTATAAAAAGAGAGAATAACGCATGGTATGCGGAAGTAGTTAAATATAATGAAGCTGGCGAAATTGAAAAAACTTTACCAAGCGAGACTACAAAAAATGACAAGTTTCCTATAGGCGATTTGAATCATATAGTTATCTTTTTTGGAAAATATGCTGACAAAGAAGTTGTTGATACAATGACATTTAATAGATTGGTAATAAATAAGCTGAATGAAGATGGAGAAGATGAAGAGCAAGATATAATAATTTTTAAAGAAGGGGACGAGTTAAAAGCAGATTTTGCTAATAACGAAGTTTATATAAACGGTGTTAAAAATATGCAACATATAGATATAGGGAGTGAATTTTTTGAAATTCCTCCTGGTGAATACGACTTAAAAATTGCAAGTGATGGAGATATTACAAGTTCTATAATTTTTAATGAAAGGTGGTTGGATTAGTCTTGGAAAAACTTGTGACAACGATTTTTGTGCTAAATAGACAGAAAAAGATAATAGACGTACTAAGCAATAATGGGACTAATTCAGCAAGTCCTTTTTTTGATGACTCTTATAAAATATATTTAACTACAGGAGCCGAAAGTTTTACATGTTCTACATTAGATAATGGTAGAACATCTTGTATTCAAAAGGGAAATTTTCTAGTTTTTAAGTTTAAAAGCAAACTAAAAATGTTTCAAATTATGCGAACTACGACAACTCATAATGAAAATGGCGAAAAAATAAAGAGTTGCTATTGCGAAACGGTCGGACTAGAACTTTGGAATAAAGTTGTAAGAAAATCTACGCTAGAAGGTGATGTCACTACATTTTTTAATTTGCTTTTACAAGATTCTACATTTGAATTGGGTTATGTAGATCCGGATATTATAGATTTTAAAAGTGTTAAAGTAGAAAAACCTACTTCAATTTATACTGTAATACAAGATAATCTTGAAACTTACAATATAGAAATAGAATTTGAAGTAAAAATGGTATCTAACAAATTTAAACAATATATAAATATTTATAAGAAGCGTGGGAGAATAACAAATGCTAGAATAGAATATTCTGTCAATGCGGACCAAATAGAAAAAACTGGGGATTTAAGTGAGTTTTGTAGCGCACTTATTGGTTATGGTCAAAATGGAGTAGATTTTAAAAATGTAGAATGGTTAAAAGCTAATGGAAACCCTACTGATAAACCTTTAAATCAAGATTTTATAGCAGATGAAGACGCGCATATATACTTTCATAACGATGATGGAAGCTATATAACAGGGGTATATGAATGCGATGCAGATAATGCATCTGATTTACTTAATGAAACATGGAAAGAACTTCAACGAAGAAAAGACCCTCAAATGACATATAAAACTAATTTAGCTATTATTGATGAAGATATTGAGATAGGTGATACAGTTTATGTTATAGATGATGGAAATACCGAAGATAAATTAACTCTAGAAGCTAGAGTAACAGAATTAGAACTTTCATTTACAAATTGGGCTAAAAGTAGTAAATGTACTTTAGCGAATTATAAAGAAAGAAAAAGTAAAATAAAAAACCTAACAAAAGATGATTTATTAAAAGATGTTCTAGAATTTTTGGGTGGTATAGGAGTAGGTTCTTTAACCGATGAAGATATAGCAAAAATAAGAGAATATCTTGAAAAAATGGGCCTAGAAAAAGAGGAGATAGATAAAATATTTGATGAACTTGAGGATATTATAAATCCTAAACCAAAACCTCCTGATGAAGGCGAAGAAGGCGACCCAATTTATATTGATACTTATAAAAACGGTGTCTGGCTTGGCGATGATAGATTTTATCAAGTTAAAAACTCTAAAACGGTGTCTACTACAGATGAAACGAGTGATCAATATGCAGAAGCATTAGCATTATATGAAAAATATGACATAGGCAAATACCAAAATAAAGCGAATCTTAATAATTTATCATCTACAGGAAATAAGTATAAACTATATCTTATTGTTGAACATTATTGTAAGAAATTCGGATTAGACCCCAACTTAGTATATGCGGTGATTATGGGCGAATCTAGAGGTGACCCTTATAACGCCACAGGTAGTAATGGTGGCTATGGATTAATGCAATGCGAACGTTCGACATACTTCAAAGAGTGGGGAAATAAGGCACAAACTATAAAATATTTAGACGGCAGCACTTATAAATTTCTTCCTTCTTATGCAACAATGACACCTTACAAAGCCGGAAACACAACAGTCAATGGAATAACAGTTGATAAAAATATCTTAAATCAAATAAGATTTGGTTGCTGGGAACTACGTCAAGCTATAGATTATGCGCACGGAAATATATTTGGTGGATTAGTAGCTAATAATATGGGGCAGGGCTCATTAAACTGGATAGTATCAAAATATGTATGTGATAAATACGGATATACATTTGTTGACTCTTACTTACTAAGTTCTCAATCAAACGAAACAAAATTAAAAGTTTACGAGGAATTAGACAGTGGAAAATTTGACTTTGCAGCTTATAGACAAAAATTAAAAGATCAAAAAGGATTAGGGACACCTAATAATGTCGAACTCTATTTATGTTGGTATAAAGTAGTAAACGGCCAGTTACCTTATTATTTGAATGCACAAGGAAATAAATTAGGTTATGGAGTTGGCGTATCTACTCCAAAGGCTAAAGGTAAAGCAAGTGCATCTGATATAAGACAAATAATAGTTGATACGGCAAAAGCTATAGTACAACAACATACAGATAAATTAGCAACATATGACCAACAATATAGAACATGGAATTTTAAAAAGCCTCGAAAACATCCTGGTAAGTTTTATGGATTACAAAATCCAATATGCTATGACTGTTCAAGTCTTGTTACTTCTTGCTATGGTGAAGCTGGATTAAAAAGTATATTTCATGATGATTCATATTGTGCTTATGGCTCACTTGTTGACTATGCAACGAAAAAAAGTGGTTATACAATGTTTAAGATAACAAAGACAACTATTGAGAACATGAAGGCTGGAGATATTATAATGATGTGTAATAAAGAGTGTCCTGATACTCTTACAAGAAGTAAAGCAATGTCAAAGAACTTTACTCACCATACATTAATTTATTGTGGTAAGGTCGATGGTACTCATATGGTAGCACATGCTAGAAAGTGGGATTATTGGCCAAAGGCTATAAGGTATATGCCAGCATACAATGATATCTATAAATATGGATTTTGTTTAAGACCTTACGATTTAGTTAAAGCTGATAACAATAATGTAGAGGACACTCCTGTGATCGACAAGACAGATATGAATGAAGTGTACATAAAAGCGGTTAGAAAGGCAAATGCATATGATTTTTATGACGATAATAATAATAATTTAGTAACTACAGTAGAAGGTTTTTATGAAAATGATGAAAAAGTTTATCCCAGTTCAACTCCTTATGTATTAATACACTTTGGGATAAACAACTTAACAGAAAAAGGTATATCTGGCATTAAAACTCTTGCAAATATATTAAAAATGAAATATAGAAATACACCAATCTTTATTTTAAAAGAATTACATGTTGGAACTGTCTATACAGATTATGAAAATGTAAATAGCGATATCGATTCATTTAATACGGAACTACAATCATTCTGTGAAAATGAAGACGATGTATTTTTATTAGATATATCTAGCAAATTAGAAACTTATACGAATTTATTAAATCCTAATTACACTAATGATGGTTATACATTTAAAGATGATTCCAGTATTGGTGTTTTTTATAATGCAATAAAAGAAAAATTACTGGCTACTCCTATCGAATATAAAAAGAAAGATGATAGTAGTGAGGGAGATACTAGTGGTGGTGACGATGATGATAAGCCTTCAGGAAACGAAGGTAAAACAATAAATGTAGTGTTAAAAGCTACACAAATGACTGATTACGAACTTATAAATGGACTTACATTTAAATTGCCTTCTAAAGTTGCAGAAAATTTTTATGCAAGAATAAAATTTACAACAACAGATGATTTTAAATATTCACAAAGTAAAATTTGTTATATCGAAGGTGATGATTGCAAATCTGGACAATTATTACCCAAATCAAATACTACTTATAAATTAATAATAATGAAAAATGTAAACAGTGACATTGATTATAAATATTATGCTTCAGCTTATAAAGAAGTAGCAGGAACAACAACGACAAAGGAAAAAGATTTCATTGGAGGCAAAAAAGTAGTTGAAATAGCAAAAACATTTTTAAATCATTCAGAACTAGAATATTCTGGTTGGAAATCAACAACAGCCACATCCACTCCTGCATCATTTAAAAATCCATATGCAAATTTAAGCAGATGGTATGATTCAGAAAGAAAAAAATATCAAATAGACTGTAGTACTTTATCAATGTATACATTTATGGGATTGAAATACGATAAAACTCCTTACAAAAATAATAAAATGACAAAAGTAAAAAGAAATACTGCATATAGTTGGGCAATAACTTTACCGAGACTATCTGCAGATCAAGCAAGATATTGTGTTGAACATGGATGGGTTTTACATGATGCAGACACAACAAACTTCTTAAATTTAAAAGAAGGAGATTTGATATTCTACGATAGAGATAAACTTACAACTACAAGATATATGCAAATTTCACACGTAGCTATATGTGTAGGAGAAGTAAACGGAGTAATGAGTTGTATTGAAAGTACAAAATGTGATAATGGGGTAAGAATAATAGCTCTAACAAAGAATACTCCAGATAAAGTTTTATTTGTAGCTAGACCTAAAAAATCATAGGAGGGATTATTATGAGCAATATAGAGACTATAACTAGAGAACATGATAATTTCTCCTCTAGTTATGATGAATTGGTAAATTTGCTTGAAAAAGTAATAACAAATAGAGAAATAACACAAGATGATAAGTATGACTTGGAAAAAGCACATGCTACCTATACAGAAAATTACAATGAAGTTAAAAGAATACTAGAAAATGAAAAGGAAAGTAATTTAAACGATCAACTAGAAGAAGTCGGATATAAAAAATTAGATGCCGATTTAAATAGTGTTATGAATATACTCACTAATAATGGTGAAAAAAATACTTTTTATCTCGGTGAAGATGGAAGAATATTGATTGATATGCAAAGCATACCATTGCTAACGTTACTTGTACAAAAGTTAAGCCTCATTGCTAAAGGACTTGATTCAGATGATGAAGAAAGTAGTATAACTATTGCACCTGAGTTCATAGAGTTGCTTTCAACTTCGGATATCCTTTTAAAAGCTAAAAATATCAAGCTAGAAGGTTATGTATCAGCAAATGGTGGATTTTCTATAGATGAAGACGGAAATATGACCGCTAATAATGGTAATTTCAATGGAGCAGTTAATGCACAAGGTAATATGACCGCCGATACTCTTATTGTTAGAAAAATAATCAGTAAAGATATTATTAATTCAATTACAAGTGATATATCTGTAACTATAGCAACAGATGGAGATGATGCATCTGCTGTTATTAGTAGCGCAAAATTCTATACTGTACAAGGTTTTTTAGATGCTTTACCAAAAAATCTTAATAGTAATAGCATATATATAACTCTTGATAAGGAATGCAATGAGAATCTTAATCTAAAAGGGTTTTCTAATGGGGAGATATATCTGTATATGAATATGCAGAATTATAACGGCAATATAGCTGGATATGATTGTACTGCTAAATTATTCATATATGGAGCTACTACGGTTACTGGTATTCCAGATGGGGTAAATAGTCAAAGACCTTCTGTAATGCCAGCATCTATGGTAGGGAGTAACACATATTATTACGGAATGTATTTCTCAAATTGCAATTTTGTAACTCTTAGAAGTATTAATGTATATGGCCAAACAACATCAAATAGTTATTATGCCATCGGTGCAGAACACGGAACAACATTGTTAATGCAAAACTGCAAAGTAATAGGCAGTCAAAACGGAGTGCAAGCTAGAGGCAGCAAAGTTATTTTGTATAAGAATTATGGAAAAGTTAACAACAATGCAGTTAGAGCAATCTATGGGGCTGTGGTATGTATTCAAGATGGTTCTATACCTAACGGACAATTAACACGCGATAGCTCTTCACAAATAATTTATGATTCTACAAAATGTACAGTAGATGGAACTACAACAAATGTAGGAGAAAATACCAATACAGGAACTACAACAAGCAAGTCAGTTACATTTACAAGCGATTATGGAGATACTTATCGCTACACTTGGAATGATTGGGCGCAAGACAACTTGGTTATCCAAGGTAAATGGACTTCTAATAGTGTGGGCTGTTGGTTCTTCGGTAGTGATTTTACTAAATTAAAAGGTAAAACTATTACTAAAGTTGTTCTAAAAATAGAACGTACTACAGGTGGTAGTTCTTCTAATAACGAAGCGAAAATAGTTATGCATAATCATTCAAGTAGGCCAAGTGGTGAGCCTACTTATTTAAGTTGGAGTAAAACTGCTAATCTTACAATGAATGAAACAACATCAGTTACAATAACTGATAGTGCAGTACTAAATGCGATACAAAACGGAACAATGAAGGGATTCGGTTTAAAACATACTTACGATAAAGATCACTATATGAAATGCATGGGAGTTATGAAAGCTACAGTAACATATACAGATTAGGAGGGGATTATCTTGATTAAATACAACTATGAAATATCTGTAAATGATAATAAAGCAAGATTAAATAAAGACATTTTCTTATTTAGAGGTAATAGAAATATACACTATTATTTCTCGATAAAAGGTGCTAGATTTACTTTTTCAAAAACAAATGAAGATTTGATAGAAAGTTCAAATGCAATTTATGCTGCTGTCACAGTAATAAAACCGAACGGATTAGAGGTTGCAAATGCTATAGCTCCAGTAGAAGATGGTGTAATTCATTTAAAAGTAACAGAAGATCTAATAGATGAAGAAGTTGAAGTTGGGGACTTTGACTTAGTATTTGATTTATTTGATGATAGCGAAGGAGCAGTAACGATACCTAAGATAAAAGGGCAATTTCATGTTCAAGAAAGACCTTGTGAAACTTCAATAGGAACATTATCAGGAAATGTAAATGTTGTTAATCAGGCGGTGGTAGATTTGGCAATAGCAACACAAGAAAACGAACAATTAGTTGTAGTAGATGATGATGGAAAATATGTTAAAACAGTATGGAAAACAGGGGATAAAATTAGTGTTGAAAGGCTAAACAAAATTGAAGAAGGGTTAGAAGATGTAAGTTCACAATTTAAAGATATTGCGAACAACCAACCAACTGATTTGTCATTAGATAGTGCTACTAATTTACTTCAACTTGTAAATTCAAAGGGTAGTAAATTAGGCAATGGAATAACACTTCCTATATCAAGTGGTGGGGGCACAAGTCAGTATTTACATATAAAATATTCAACTACAGGAGCACCACAGTTAGCAGGACAAATATCAGATACACCAAACGCATATATAGGCTTATGTGTAGATGCAAATGCAGATGCTCCAATAAACCCACATTCTTATACTTGGTATAAATGGAAGGGCGAAGCTGGTGCAAAAGGAGATACTGGAGCAACTCCAAGCTTGCAAATTGGTACAGTAGAAACACTTGAGAGTGGAAGTAGTGCGACTGCGAGTATTACAGGAACTACAGAAAATCCTCTATTGAATTTAGGTATTCCTCGAGGTGAAGGTGGTACTGGTGGAAGTGAAAAAGAGTGGAAATTATTGAAAGATTTAACTTTAACAGAAACTGTTAGTGCAATTACGGAAATTTTTGATAATGATTATAAAGAAATATTAATAATAGCAAAAGGAAAAGCAGGAGGAACATCTAATTGTGGAATGGCAATAACTAGTTATTCTGAAAATCAAGCAAGTGGGGTTGATTTAGTATTATCATCGATATTATGGCAAGTAAATGAAGAATGTACATTTTCGATATATTTATGTGCTGAAAATCCAGTTTTATTTTTAATTTGGAAAAGATGCAATAGTTCAATTCTTTCTAGCAGTGAGGGCACATATAATTCAGCAAATTGGAATGATAAAAAAGGTATAAATAAATTGCTTTTTAGATATGGTACCTTTGCTGAAGGTAATAATTATAAGATTTATGGCAGATAAGGAGGGATATTATGACATATAGAATATACGATAATGGAATATATAGAGATGCTACAACAGAAGAAATAGAAGAATTTGAAAAAATGCAACAACAAGAACAAACAGAACAATCTAAAACTCAACTAGACTTGATTCAAGAAGAACAAGAAAGACAAGCACAAGCGATTGAGGAATTAATAATGATGACTTTGGGAGGAGGTGAATGATATGGCAGAATTTTTAGCTTATAGAATAATGCAAGGTAAATTAACATATGCAAAAGTACCTGCAAAACTTAAAGAGCAAGTTAAACAAATACTTATAGAAAGTGGTTGCGAAGAACTAATAACTGAATAGTTCTTTTTTTATTGCAAAAATGAATTAATTCGCAATTTAAAAATATTGCGAACTATTTTGCTAAGTAAATACCAAGTAAATACCAAGTAAAAATGGTATTTAAACCATCTTATAGTATAATAACTGTAAGGGGGTGAAAAAG